TTGGAATCACTCACTGAAACTCATCACATTGCCTTCCATCGGATCGAGGACTTTGAACCGGATACCTCTATTAAGCTGCCGGACTTTGTAGTTCCCGAAGGCGCCACCGCCGAAGACGCGCTTCAAAAGATGGCCATCGACAGCCTACGCACTAAGAATCTTCACGAGAACGCAGAGTATACTGAGCGATTGAAGATGGAGCTAGCAGTTATTGAGGACCGAGGGTTCAGCAAATACTTTTTGACCATGAAGGCGATCGTAGACAAAGCCAACGAAGTCCAAGTGACAGGCCCAGGCCGCGGCTCAGCCGCAGGTTCGCTGGTCGCTTATGTCCTGGACATTACCCAAGTCGATCCTATTCGATGGGGACTCCTCTTTGAGAGATTCCTTCGTCGAGATGCGACGGATTACCCGGATATTGACTTTGATGTATCAGAGCCGATGGAGCTTAAAGAGAGGTTGGCTGAGGATTGGGGTGAGAACACAGTCGTTCCAATCTCTAACTGGAATACGCTTCAACTCCGGTCCCTCCTCAAAGACATTGGGAAGTTCTATGACATTCCCTTTATGGAGGTGAACAAGGTCACAAGCGTCATGACGAGAGAGGCCACTCCCTACGCCAAGCGTAAGCACGATATTAAAGCGGGAGTCTATAATCCTACGTGGGAAGAGGTCATGGAGTTCAGCCCATCTCTTCGCGGCTTCCTAATAAAGTACCCGAATGTTAAGACTCATGTTGAAGCTCTGGTTGGACAGGTACGTTCCTGTTCTCGACATGCTGGCGGTGTNTTGGTGGCAGAAAATCTAGATGAGCGCATGCCGCTGATCAACTCCGGCGGAGTACGGCAGGCACCATGGGCCGAAGGACAGAACGTTCGTCATTTGGAACCACTGGGGTTTATCAAGTTCGATTTGCTGGGGCTCTCAACGCTACGCATGATCGATGGCTGCGTACGCCACGTGCTGCGGCGGCATTATAACATTGCCGAGCCAACTTTTGAAGACGTTAAAGACTTCTATCACAAATATTTGCACCCAGACACCATCGACTTTAATGATCAAGAGGTATACGAGAATATCTTTCAGAAGGGAAACTGGGCCGGTATCTTTCAGTTCACAGAGCAGCCAGCACAGAACTTCTGCAAGCGCGCCCAACCAGAAAGTCTTATCGATCTAGCGGCCATTACATCTATTTATCGACCAGGGCCCCTGTCTGCTAACGTCCATGAACAATATGTTGAGGCCAAAAATAATCCGGATGACATCGAGCATGTCCATGATATTGTACAGCAAGAGACACAAGAAACATTTGGCTTCTTAATTTTCCAGGAACAGATTGCATTGCTAGCTCATAAGCTTGGTAAGAATCTTAGCCTGGATGAAGGTAACATGCTCCGCAAGGTGTTGACAAAAAAGGGGACCGGGAAGGGTCACGAAGTAAAGAACAGGCTTTACTCAAAGTTTGTTGAGGGCTGCCAGGAGAAGGGGATGAGGATCGCCGCGGCCGACAGGCTGTGGAAAACCTTTGAGTACTTCTCGGGCTATGGGTTTAATAAATCACACGCGGTATCCTATTCTATTATTTCCTTTCAGTGTGCGTGGCTGCTTAACTACTATCCTTCCGAGTGGATGGCGGCGTTCCTGGATAAGGAGCCCGAGTCTCGTAAAGAGAAGGCCATTAACATCGCAAAGAGTTATGGGTTTAATATCGAGAAGGCAGACATTAATGTTTCGGGAGACGTGTGGGAGATAGATTCCAACGATAGGCGCACACTAGTACAACCTTTGTCTTCGTTGAAAGGCCTCGGGGAAGCAGCTATAGAACAGGTCATTAATAATCGACCCTTTGAAACGGTGGAAGAAGCTATCTTTCATCCTGACGTAGTATATTCCAAGCTAAACAAGAAGGCGTTAGATGTACTTGTGCGCAGTGGTGCCATGGATGGTCTCATAGACGATCGGTTTACGGGTCGTAAGCATTTTTGGTCAGCCATTGCGGTTGATCGGCCCAAGAACAAAAAGAAGCTTACCGAGAATATAGAAACGTATAGTCCCGAAGGCAACTTTTCTCATGAAGAAGAGATTGAGAACACCGTTAGCCTGACTGGTATTTTTCCCATGGAACTGGTAGTGGACCATAAGATTCAGGCTCGACTAGATGAACTATATGTTCCTCCCATCTCGGAATACGATCGAGAGTTGGGATTGGTATGGTTCATACCTCGCGAGGTCGTCGAGCGCAAAACCAAGAACGGGAAGCCATATTTAATTGTTACCGTGATTGATGGAAATTCGGCCTTGACAAAGATTAGATGTTGGGGCATAATATCAGGTAAGGATAACGTGTTTATTAATAGACCGTATATGGCGCGCCTGGATTACAACGAACAGTGGGGATTTAGTACGCGCTCTATCAGGCGCACCATGAAACTATTAGGATAGGAGACAACATGGCAAAGAAAAACAGTGGCAAAAAAGAAGGCACTAAAAAGAAAACGAGCATCGGATTGAGCAAATTTACAAAATACGGCCACCCGGGCCCCAATGGCGGCAACAAGTGCTACCGAAAAAGATATAGAGGCCAAGGGAAATGATCGCTGATATAGTAGTAGATTTACAATACGGCGACTGCGGGAAGGGCAAGACCACTCACCACCTTTTGCGCCAGGGAGCTTATAATTTTTGTCTTCGGTACAATGGAGGATGTAACGCGGGGCACACCATTTATCACAAGGGTAAAAAGTTTATTACGCACCATGTTCCGGCTGGGGTGTTTTTTGGAGTAAGGTCAATCATCGGTGCGGGGTGTGTAGTCAATCTTGAACAGTTTTTTAATGAAATAGAAATGTTAGAAGAGAACGGTATACCGTGCAACGAGTTAGTAAAAATTGCAAAGAATGCTCATATTATTACCAACAAACATCTTGAAGAAGAAACTCAAGAGAACTCTATCGGGACCACCAAGAGGGGAAATGGGCCGGCCTATCGCGACAAGTACGCACGCACGGGAATGCGCGCTGAAATGGTACCAGCCTTAATGGACTATGTTGTTGATCTTTATAAAGAATTTCATGATCACCCACACGCTGTCATCCTCTGTGAGGGCGCTCAAGGGTTCGGTCTCGACATAGACTGGGGTGACTATCCCTACGTCACGTCAAGTCACTGTACGACAGCAGGGGCCCTTTTAAACGGTATCCCTCCCACGGCAGTCCGAAAAGTGTGGGGGGTGGCCAAAGCTTATGAGACCTACGTGGGCTCTAAAAAATTTCATGGGCCCGGTCAAATTTTTGACAGACTACAAGAAGCAGGGGATGAATATGGAGCGACCACAGGGCGCCCTCGTCAGTGTAACTGGACCAACTTAAATCTTTTGTTGAAAGCCATAAAGATTAATGGAGTAACCGATTTAGTGATTAATAAAGTAGACGTACTTCGCCAATTAAACGAGTGGTCATTTAGAATGGATAATAAAAACAATATTGAGATACATTTACAAAACGAAGACAGTTGGAAAGATTATTTAGAACTGTTTCTTCCAGAGCTTGAACTACATTTTTCAGATAACCCAGAAAGGATATAAAATGATTGTACAATACCATCGCGTCAGAGATGACGTTCTTCAACCAACGAGGGGGCACCCTAGTGATGCAGGGCTAGATATCTATTACTGTCCCGCAGATTTTTCAACGACGGCATGCCGGGTTGAACCCGGAGAGAGTGTGGTACTTGAGACCGGTTTAAGGTTTGAAGTNCCGCATGGATATATGTTGGAGGCGAAGAATCGATCGAGTGTAGCCTCTCGACGTAGCTTGTTGGTTGGGGCCTGCGTGATAGATTCCGGCTATGCAGGCGAAGTATTTATTAATCTTCATAACGTCGGCAGCGAAACCCAATTTGTCGAAAGAGATACCAAGATAGCCCAGCTCGTAATGATTCCTGTTGTTCCCTTTCGGGCGTGGGAAAACCCCGGCGGAGAATTATATGAATATCCCGTTACTATAAGCGCCCGCGGCGAAGGGGCACTAGGGAGTACCGATGAAGTCTGAAGTATCACATTTTAGCGGCGCCGGCTTATGGAAAAAGGACTCTGGTGCTGTAGGGTTTAGCTCTAAGAGTGGGGAGTGGGATACGCCTCAAGCATTTTTCGATAAGCTTAACAAACAGTTTGGTTTTACTTTAGATCCATGTGCAACAGCGGCAAGTACCAAATGCGATAAATATTTTACGGAGAAGGAAGACGGCCTAGCCCAAAGTTGGAAGGGACACACCGTTTTTGTCAATCCTCCTTACGGCCGCGGCATTGGCGTGTGGCTTAAGAAGGGTTACGAGGAATCCAAACAACACAATACGGTGGTGGTAATGCTGATACCTGCCAGAACAGACACTAAGTGGTGGCATGATTATGCAATGAAAGCCAAAGAAGTTCATTTGGTACGAGGGAGGTTAAAGTTTGGAGGCTCAGATAATGCGGCTCCTTTCCCGTCGGCGGTAATAGTATTTCACTCTAATACTCTTCTTCGTGCGCCTGTGGCGCTCACTCCCTCCTTTCATCCCCTGGAGCGAACGTGAGAAGGCCCAAGCTACGTAAGGTGGATACAGATAAGCGCAAGCGGGAGAGGAAGAAGGCCAAAAAACAACTTCAAGAGCGTGCTAGTATGGTTTTAAATGCGCCTGACAATTGTTGTGTGTGCAAAACTCCTTTTGATAAAAAGAGTAAAAAGATGGCTCAGACCTGGCACGTCGTTGTGTTTGAAGCAAAAAAAGCTATACGACTTACGTGCCCGGCATGCTGGAAAGAAGTAGAAAAAGTAGCGGAGGAAAAAAATGGAGAGTAAAAAAGCCTTATCTTATGATGATGTGCTATTGGCACCCCAGTATTCAGAAATAAAGAGCCGCGACGATATTAATATTAGTACAAGCCTGGGAGGGCCCTATGCCGAAATACGTCTCGGGTTGCCTATTTTGGCCAGCCCCATGGATACCATTTCAGAAGGCGCAATGGGCATTACAATGTGGCAAGAGGGAGGTCTGGCAGTTATTCATCGTTATAATAGTATAGAAGATCAGGCTGCGCAGATCGATCAGGTCGTGGTCGGCGCTCGGGGACATGCGGCCGGCGCTATCGGCGCGTCCGGAGATTATTTGGATCGAGCAACCGCTTTGTATGATGCGGGGGCGCGCATCTTATGTGTTGATGTAGCGCACGGGCACCACCTTCACGTTAAGAACGCGCTTTATGAACTTAAACAAGTGTTTGGAGATGCGGTACATCTGATGGCCGGAAACGTGGCCACTCTCGAAGGGTTTATGGCATTAGCAGAGTGGGGAGCGAATAGTATCAGAGTAGGGATAGGGGGCGGCTCCATTTGCAGCACCCGGATCCAAACCGGTCATGGTATCCCTACTTGGCAATCTATTTTAGCGGCNCGCACGGCTAAAGAAATCTTGCGATCCGATCAGAAAGATGTTAAAATTATAGCGGACGGGGGGCTTAGGAACTCGGGGGACATCGTGAAGGCTCTTGCTGCAGGCGCCGACGCGGTTATGGTGGGTTCACTCTTGGCGGGGACAACAGAATGCCCGGGAGAAATCATGGAGACTAAAAAAGGAAAGTTTAAAACTTACCGAGGAATGGCAAGCAAAGATGCACAAATTGAATGGCGCGGCACGACCGCCTCATTAGAAGGGGTTTCTACTGTTGTACCTTATCGCGGGACTGTAGTCCCCATCCTTAAAGAATTAGAAAGAGGGATTCGAAGTGGGTTTTCTTATTCGGGAGCACTCACACTGAGAGATCTACACAGGAAGGCTCAGTTTGTAATGCAATCGACTGCCGGCCGCCTGGAAGGAACAACCCACATATTAACACGATGAAAGATTTAGCTAGCGTTGCCTTTTTTCTTCACCCTCGGTTGCATGAAGAGTTAAAAATAAGAATGCATTATGATGGTTTTAAAACCCAGAGTGAATTCTTCCGGGCGTGCGCTACGGCATACGTAGAGAAAGAGGAGACGTTTATGAAGTTTATAGACTTTTATAAAGGAGATCAAAAGCTACAATCAAAAGCTAATATAAAAAAATCAGCGAAATTACGAGAGAGCGGAAAAGATTTAATGAAGATACTGGGGATTACGGATGAAGATGTAGAGAATATATTTGACTTAATAGAAGAGGAGATACCTGAGTTATGAGAGAATGTTCTAAGCGTTGCTTGTTAGCCAAACAAGACTGTATAGAGAAAGAGTGCCGCATGTGGATTGACTGGCCAGAAGATCAGAACTGCACCCTGATCGCGGTGAATAAACACGGACCTATGACTTTGCAAGAAGTGGCGCTTCGTCACGGCATTAGCATAGTGAGAGCGAAACAAATAGTCGACGCTACTTTAAATAAGATAAAAAGCGTCATTATGCTGGAGAGATACTAATTACCTGTAGCAACGCTCGTCTAGTCTAGGAGAGGTTATAATGAGTAAAAAAGATAATCTGCTTACCGAAGCACAAGTTCGCAAGTTCATGAAACTTGCCGATTTAACGCCGCTAACCCCCGGTTTTGTTGGGGGCCTATCAGAAGATAACCCCTACAGCGCAAAGAAAGAGCCGCCCGGCGAAGACCTACGTAAGGGCGCCGAGAAGCGCGGCGCGGAAGGAACCCTGGCCAAGACCAAGGGTCACGGCCGCGTAGACTATACGAAAGAGGACGATGAAGACCTGGAGGAGAGCCACGGCCGCTCCCCGGACGAAGGTCCTGCTGGCCGCGGTAAGTCCGACCAGAATGCGCGTCTAGAAGAGCAAGACGAAGACTGGGACGCTGAAAACGCCGAGGACGATCTGGAACACGCTGAGGATCTTGAGGTAGATGCCGAAGAGGATCTCGGAGATGTGGGAGGTGAAGAAGACTTAGGCAATGGCGGCGGAGTAGTTAGCGTTGACGACTTTTTGGCAGCACTAGAAGTAGCCCTAGAAGACGTTCTTGGTGATGAAGTAGAAGTTGAACAGGAAGAAGAAGTAGAAGAAGACGAACTCGAAGCCCCACTTGACCTTGAAGGTGGCGAAGAACTCGATGTCGGCCTTGAGGTCGAAGAAGAGCCAGCCCTTCAAGAAATGATCAATAAGATTACAAAGCGCGTGGCAAAGAGAATTGTTAGAGAAGCCCTCCGAAATAAGAAGTAGCTATTGATAAAAGAAAAAGGATGTGCTATAATAAAACCGCGGCAAATGCTGCGGTTTTTTTTTGAGAACAAATGGAACTCAGCGATATTCAAACAGCAATTATAATTTGTATTTATCTATTCGGAGTAGTATCATGCAGATTTGCAACCCAGTTCTTTGAAGTATGTCATGCTGCTCGGCTTGTACAGCGAACTATGTATCATTGTTTGTTGATGTGCGCCAAGGTCCACGAAGATGTGGCTTTTTTAGAGCAAATTAAGCGAGACCACCTAGAGAGGTCTGATTTTGATAAGGAGCGTATACGTGAGTTTATGAAAGTAGATAAACAAATTATGGACAACTGGAAACAATCAGTTATCCAAAGCATTGTCACTAATACCCCGCGCACCTTTTCTTTTGTGACGAAGTTTACGACGTGGGGAGAGGCCATGCACCAGCTAGATGAAATGCGAAAGGAAGAATAATGAGTGACGAAGAAGTAACATTAGGTTTTGAGCCCGAGCCTTCCGAATTGCCAGAACAAAGGGTGCTGGGGTTATATGGGGACGTCAATGAAGAGAATACCCAGGAGTTTTTAGCCGGCCTTTTGCATTACCATCACACATGTGAGGGCCCTCCCCAGGAGGACGGTATTGTTCCCCTACTTCCGGTAGATTGTTATATTTCCACAGGAGGTGGGAATGTTGCAGAAATGTTTGCCATCTATGATATGATGAGAATGATCCGGAAAGATTGTCCACTTCACACCTTTGGAATAGGCAAAGTAATGTCTGCTGGAGTTTTGTTATTAGCTGCTGGCACCAAGGGCGACCGGCGCATCGG